AGGATTAGTAAACAAGAAGGAGTTATTTAATGATGATTTATCCCCCCAACAATACGCAAGAGTTGCTGTACATACTGTATTGGAAGAGTTGGGTATCGCAGTAGAAGAGGAATGGGAAATGGACGATGACTCTATAGAATTGACGTTAACACCTTAAATTTCCTAAATATTAGTGTGAAGTTATCTAAATTTAATGAAATCTTTTCGTCGGTTTTGTAAAGAAGATCTAACTATCGAGGATAGTGATGGGAATACTTTTGCCCAAGTAATTGATCTTATTAAACCAGAACCCATAAAAGTCTCTAGATCAGATGTTAAATATGTAGATCCAGTGGAGGAATCTACACGTATTCGATCTAAAGTAGGAAATGTAATAACTGTTATGTTATCTTGGAGAGGAAGTGGTTACAGAATTAAAATGTTCTTCCCCCAAGTATCTAAACCAACTCGCAAACGTGTACAGGATCAGATAGAAAAAATATATCCTGGTGCTAAACTGCGGGGTTACCAAGTATCGGACCATGACCCAGGAGAACCCCTCCTCCAAGTCGGAGGAGCAGGAGAATAAAGAAATTGAGGCACTAAAAAAGAAAGCTGAAAATTTACAAAAAGTATTGGATATGACAAGGAAAACTATAGATCATGATAGAAAATTTATGTTAAATAGTTCCAACAAACATATACATGGTGAGATGATGTAGGAGATTATTATGGATCATGAAATTTATCTTGGCAATCCTAATTTAAAAAAGGCTAATACTCTTGTTGAATTCGATCAAGAGCAAATTATTGAATATGTGAGGTGTAAAAATAATCCTGTTTATTTTGCTAATAATCATGTCAAGATTGTTACTCTTGATCATGGTTTAATGCCTTTTCAGCCTTATGATTTTCAAGAGAAATTAATTAATAATTTCCATGATAATAGATTTAATATTTGCAAGATGCCCAGACAGACGGGTAAATCTACAACTGTTATATCTTATCTTCTTCATTACTTACTTTTTAATGATAGTGTTAATATAGGTATTCTAGCAAACAAAGCTGCAACTGCTAGGGAACTATTAGGTCGTTTACAAACTGCCTATGAGAATGTTCCTAAGTGGATGCAGCAAGGTGTATTGTCATGGAATAGAGGTTCATTGGAGTTAGAAAATGGTTCGAAAATTTTGGCGGCATCTACTTCCGCTAGTGCTGTTAGGGGTATGTCTTTCAATATCCTTTTCTTGGATGAATTTGCTTTTGTTCCCAACCATATCGCTGATGCCTTCTTTAGTTCTGTTTATCCTACTATTACTTCTGGTAAGAGCACGAAAGTCATTATAGTTTCAACGCCACATGGTATGAATCATTTCTACCGTATGTGGCATGACGCAGAAAGAAAGAAGAATGAATATATCCATACTGATGTTCATTGGTCGGAAGTTCCGGGAAGAGATGAAAAGTGGCGACAACAAACAATTGCTAACACATCAGAACAACAGTTTAAAGTTGAGTTTGAATGCGAATTCTTAGGATCTGTTGATACTCTTATTGCACCAAGTAAATTAAGAACTTTGGTTTATGAGAATCCTAAAGTGCGTAATGCTGGTTTGGATGTTTATGAGGATCCTCAACCCAAGCATGATTATGTTATGACTGTAGACGTTGCTCGTGGAGTAGTTAAAGATTATTCTGCGTTTGTAGTTATTGATATTACTACATTTCCTCATAAGGTAGTAGCAAAGTATCGGAATAATGAAATAAAACCAATGTTATTCCCCAATATAATCTATGAGATAGCATCGAAGTATAATAAAGCATTTATTTTATGTGAAGTTAATGATGTTGGAGATCAAGTAGCATCTATTTTAAATTATGACTTAGAATATGTTAATCTCCTGATGGCATCTATGAGAGGACGTGCTGGTCAAGTTGTTGGTCAAGGATTCTCTGGTAAGAAGACTCAATTAGGAGTCAAGATGTCTAAGACTGTTAAAAAGGTTGGATCATTAAACCTTAAGACAATAATTGAATCGGATAAATTAATATTCAGTGATTATGAGATATTAAGCGAATTAACTACATTTATTCAAAAAAGTAATTCATTTGAGGCAGAAGAGGGTTGTAATGATGACCTTGCAATGTGCCTTGTAATATATGCATGGCTAGTCGCACAGGATTACTTTAAGGAACTTACTGACCAAGATGTTAGGAAAAGATTATATGATGAACAGAAAAATCAAATAGAACAAGATATGGCACCTTTTGGGTTTATGACAGATGGTTTAGAAGAGGATAGTTTTACAGATGATGACGGAGATAGGTGGTTTACGGACGAATATGGGGACAGATCTTACATGTGGGAGTATATGTAATCATTGAAAACAATAAATATTTTCAGAGAAACTGAGACTCGGAGACAAAAAACATGGCGACTCCTCAATTATCTCCCGGAGTTTTAACACGGGAAGTTGATTTAACTGTCGGGAGAGCCGATAACGTATTAGATAACATCGGCGGATTAGCAGGTCCTTTTGAAATTGGACCCGTAGATGAGATCACGGATATCGCAACAGAACAGGCACTAATTAATACATTCGGTAAGCCGATATCTACCGATGGTCAGTATGAGTATTGGATGAGTGGATCATCATACTTATCTTATGGTGGTGTTCTTAAAATCGTTAGGTGCGATGGAACTTCACTAAATTGCTCAAATGCAGGTGTAGGAGCAACTACAGCATCAAGTGTAAAAATTAAGAACTTTGATGACTATGAAGCTAATTGGGATTCTGCCACTAACTTCACTTATGCATCAAAGAACCCTGGAACATGGGCTAATGATTTAAAAGTTTGCTTTATTGACGACTTTGCAGATCAGACTATTGGTGTTACAACTGATAACCTTAATAATCTAGGTGTAAGAATTGGTTGGGGTGTTACTACTCTCATTGCAAATACAACACTAGCCGGTGTTGGAACCACTTCTACATTTAATGGATTCTTAAAAGGAATTATTACTGGCGTTAGTTCAGACACAACTGATAGTAAGAGTACTTTTGATGTTAAGATAGTTTCTCGTGTATTAGTTTCTGGTGCAGGAAGAACAGAAACTCAGATTTCTTATGGAATAGGAAACTCAATGAATTCCTTCCAGACTGATGACAAACTCTTCTTTAGTAATAATGCGGGTGTTACCACACAAACTTATAGGGCAGATGGTGCAGTAGGTTTTGCAGCATCGTCAGTTCTTGATTGGTATGATCAACAGACTTTGAATCTTACTAATTCAACAGTTTATTGGAAGTCTATTGCTCGTAGACCAGTTACTAACGTCTATGTTGAAAATAGATCTGGTAAAAATGATGGAATCAATATTGCAGTTGTTGATGATCTTGGTACTGTAACCGGTATTCAAGGAAATATTCTTGAGAAGTTTACTGGATTATCTAAAGCAATTGATGCAATTTCTCAAGTTAATGCTCCACAGAGAATTTGGTATAAGGATTTCTTAGCCACTAATTCGAGTTACATTTACGGTGGTTATAATGTATCACAAGCAAGTGATGCTACATGGGATACCAGTCCAACTGTAACTGGGTTCACTACTTATAGTGGTGTTCGTGGTGCATCCTTTAAGCCACTTACCAGTACTGCTGGTTTATGGGGACAAGATGCTCAAGGTGTTACCTTTACTGCTATCGGTAATAAGACTTACACCCTTAATGGTGGTGTTGGTTATACAACTGCTGCAGGTTATAATCCTAGTGGAATGAAGGCAGAATTGGGAGATCTAATTACTGCATATAACCTCTTTGATAATAAAGATGAGGTTGAAGTAGATTATCTTCTTAATGGTCCTTCCTTAGGTGGATTTGCCGAATCACAAGCAAAAGCGAATAAATTGATCTCTATTGCAGAAAGTAGAAAGGACTGCGTTGCTGTTATTTCACCTTACAGACAAGGTGTGGTTAATTTAACCAATACAACAACTCAGACTACTAACATTCTTGAGTTCTTTGCACCACTTACATCATCATCTTATGCAATCTTTGATAGTGGTTATAAGTATACTTATGATCGCTTCAACAACAAGTTCCGCTACATTCCAGCAAATGGAGACGTAGCAGGATTGATGACAAGAACTTCAATTAACTCTTTCCCATGGTTCTCCCCTGCGGGACAACAAAGAGGATTGTTGAATAATGCAATTAAACTTGCATACAACCCCACTAAGGCACAAAGAGATCTTCTTTATCCTGAAAGAGTTAACCCAATTGTTAATCAAGCGGGTACTGGGGTAATGTTATTTGGTGATAAGACTGGACTCGCTTATCCATCAGCGTTTGATCGGATTAATGTTCGTAGATTGTTCCTTACAGTGGAGCAAGCACTCGAAAGATCTGCTCAAGCACAATTGTTTGAACTTAATGATCAAACTACAAGAGCCAATTTTGTTAACATTGTCGAACCTTATCTACGCGATATCCAAGCGAAGAGAGGTGTTTATGACTTCCAGGTTATTTGTGATGAATCAAACAACACTCCTGATGTGGTTGATAATAACGAATTCAGGGCGGATATCTTCCTGAAGCCAACTAAGTCAATCAACTACATTACGCTAACATTTGTTGCTACTAGAACAGGTGTTGCCTTTGAAGAAGTGACTGGTAGAACTTAATTTATCTAATGTCTTATCAATTTCATAGGAGAATCTAAATGTCAACACTCAGAACAATCAGCGCCTTTAAGTCAAAACTCTCAGGAGGTGGCGCAAGACCGAATCTATTCGAGGTTGAGATCCCTTCATTCCCAGTAGCTGCGGGTCAGAATACTTGGAGAACAGGTGACAACCAAGAAGCAGACACCTTTAAGTTTTTATGTAAAGCAGCAACACTTCCTGCTTCTAATGTAACTCCAGTTGAAATACCCTTTAGAGGTCGTATTTTAAAAGTTGCTGGAGATAGGGTATTTGATACCTGGCAAATTACAGTTATTAATGATGAGAACTTCTTAATTCGTGATGCATTTGAAACTTGGATGCAAGGTATTAGTAAGCATAGTAATGCTACTGGTGCTACTGATCCTAATTCTTACATGACTTATGCATTGGTTCATCAACTCGGAAGAGGTGCTGATGCAGGTCAAGGAGCCGTATCTTCTTCATCAGCGGTAAGTGGAACTCAAATTACTCCATTAAAAACTTACACTTTCTTTGATATATTCCCAACAACACTTTCTACAATTGATCTGTCTTACGAAAATACAGATGCTATTGAAGAATATACTGTTGAATTCCAGGTTCAATACTGGGAGCCAGGGGCATATACTAAAGATAACGCCTAAGTTGAAGGGCTAAATAACTAGTATAAAGAACTAGTTTAATAAATTATGGCCAAGTTATTTGGATTCTCTATTGAGGATACTGAGCCAGTATCTCCATCTGTTGTATCTCCCATCCCACCTAGTAGTGATGATGGGAATGATCATTTTTTAAGCAGCGGATTTTTTGGTTCGTATGTTGATATTGAAGGTGTTTATAGGACTGAATTTGATCTTATAAAAAGATATCGAGAAATGGCACTTCACCCAGAGTGCGATAGTGCCATTGAAGATATAGTAAACGAAGCAATTGTATCGGATAGTAATGATAGTCCGGTGCAAGTTGATCTGGATAATTTAAATGCTAGTGATGGCATTAAAAAGAAGATACGGTCTGAATTTAAGTTTGTTCTTGAACTTTTAGATTTTGATAGAAAAGCACATGAAATCTATAGGAATTGGTATGTTGATGGTAGATTATATTATAATAAAGTAATTGATTTAAAGAATCCCCATGAGGGAATACAGGAATTGCGTTATATTGACGCAATGAAAATGCGCTATGTGCGTAAACAAAAGAAAGATGAAAAGGATAAATATCGTATTTCGAATCAGAATTCTGATAATCCAATGGATTATGAGTTTCCGAAATTAGAAGAATATTTCGTTTATAGTCCCAAACAAACTTTTCCTGTGAATAGCCCTTCTGCCATGGGTGGAATGGGAGGTATAAAGTTCACGAAAGATTCAATTTGTTATGTTACTTCTGGATTAGTAGATAGGAATAAGGGATCAACTCTTTCATATCTCCATAAAGCAATTAAATCACTCAATCAGTTGCGTATGATTGAGGATAGTTTGGTTATATACAG